GGACCGAAAGAAATTGGTTACGTTTAAAAGAGCGCAGGATATTCAAGTAGGGGATCAACTTATGATGCTTCCCTCCATACCTGTATTTGGGGATTATGATGTATTTGATGCTCGTTTATTAGGGATGTTATTAGGAGATGGTCATTATAGTGGAAATGGAAGTGTAGAGTTAGCTGTATTAGGAGACGATGTTTTAGACTTCCTGAAGAAACACTACACTATTTCTATCTACAAAGATTTTATCACAAAAGACAATAACACATACTACAGGGTAGGCATTCTAAACATCCGAAACGTATTGAGAGAGTTTGGAATGTTTGGTCAGACCAAAGGAGACAAGCAATTGCCAGATAGAATACATCTATTCAGCAAAGAAAGCATTCAAGAATTTTTGGGAGGCTATTTTAATGCAGATGGGAATGTGAGTTACAGTAAGTCTAAAAATACGGTCAGAGTTAGTCTGACATCCAAATATTTGCATTTGTTGGAGGATGTGAAGTTTTTACTACATAAACTCAATATTGATTCGTCTATCTACAAAGAAAACCGAGGCGAAACGGGTTATGGAACTGATACCCATATTTACAGATTATACATTTCTCGCCAAACTGAGGTATTAAACTTTTACAAGCAAATATATTTTACAGATAAATACAAGCAGGAGACATTAGCGAAAGTAGTAAATCTTAAAAAGAGATCACGACAAGTATACAGCAAATGTTTGTTTGAGCTAAACGAAGAAAATAATAAAGGGACATATTACACGCAAATTCCGCATTTAGAAAACCTACGAACTGTTTATGTAACAAACATAGAAGAAATTGGAGAGCAACCTGTTTATAATTTAACTGCGGGAACAACCCACACATACATTACGAATGGGTTTGTAAGTGGAAATACTGGTGGAGATATGTCTAAGGCTTCTATTCCTTTTTCAGATATGTTCTATAATCCAGACGCTTACAACCTGTTAGCGTTTGAAAACATATGGGATGATGATAGTGGCGAGGGGAAGTGCGCATTCTTTTTTCCAGAGAATTTGTGCAATAAAAGTTTCATGGACGATATAGGAAATTCGTTTATGGAAGAGGCAAAAGAATTTGAATTAGAGGAGCGCAAAAAATTGATGGTGGCATCTGGCGGGACTGTATCTATGGCAAAGAGATTGTCTGAGCATCCTTTAAAACCATCAGAGGCATTCTTAGTCGATTCAGTCAACGACTTCCCTGTAGAACTACTGCAAGCCCAACTATCGAAAATACGTTCGTCAGAAAAGCTCTCTCGCTTAGGTAAAGTTTATGAGTTAAAATACTTAGAAAATAAAATTGTTGCTGAACCGGATTTAAAAGGCAAGAAAACACCGCTTGTACATTATCGGCAAAAGAGTTTAGATCAATCTGGCGCAGTTGTAATTTATGAATTGCCTCCTCCAAATCCACCACCGGGACTTTATTTTATTGGATACGACCCTTATCGCCATGATAAATCACAGACAGATTCATTAGGATCGTGTTATGTATGGAAGGGGTATCAAGAATATTCGGCAACAGGTGATACGATTGTTGCAGAATATGTAGGTAGACCTAAAACGACAGATGATTGTGATGAAATTATACTGAGGCTGGCAAAATTGTACAATGCGCAAGTGATGTACGAGAATGAAGTTTTAAATACTAAAACTTATTTTACCTACAACAATGCATTAGATTTCTTGGCTTTAGAACCAAGTAATATTATTTCATCTATAGTACCAAACAGTAAAGTAGATAGAAAGTTCGGTGTGCATATGAGTCCCAAAATTAAGGAGGCTTGTGAAAAGTATGCAAAGCGTTGGCTCCTGACACCCAGGGGTACACGAGAAGATGGAACTAAAATACTGAATTTACACGTTTTATATAGTATTGGTTTGTTAGAAGAGTTAATTAAATATAACAGGACAGACAACTTTGACCGAGTTATGTCCTTTTTTATGGTAATGATTGCGATTCAAGACAATGATAGTAAAAGCCGTGAAACGCAAAGTAGGGAAAGTAAGGTCATAGATCAGTTGCTTAATATGTCTAAATATAAAAAATGAGGGCGCAAGAAGAAATAAGGCTTACCCAACGTCAGAAAGACGAAAATGACTATGCTTGGTATAAACAGAACATCAAAGCACTAGATCATCGTTCCTTTGAAGGCTATAATTATTTTGGGTACACTTCGACATGGTACAAAGATAAGATAAATTATGACTTGTACCACAATAAAATTAATCGGGCAGATTTTGAATATGTATGCAAACCTTGGGGGGATTCTGTTAGCGAAGATATGCCAGCTGAATTGGTAAACAGGGACATCTGTTCGGGTAAGATAAATGCGATTATTGGATTGGAAATGCAGCGTCCTTTTTCCTATCAAGTAGTTGCAACAAACAAAGAAGCAACTACACGCAAGGAGAAGAAGGAGTTTGAGTTAATCCAAGATTATGTGATGGAGCAGATTATGACTCCTATTCGTCAACAACTCCAACAGCAAGCGCAGCAGGTAATGCAACAAGCCCAAGAGCAGGGGCAAAATTTAGAAGAATTAGAGCCGCAAATAATGCAGCAAATGCAAGAGCAAGAAGCGGCTATGACACCACCCGAGGTAAAAAAATACATGGCTCGCCAGCATCAGGATGTAGCAGAGTTACTTGGAAATCAGATACTTAATTATTTAAAGCAGAAAGAAAGTATTGAAGACAAGTTTAACAAAGGTGCATTACACGCAGCCATTAGTGCTAAGGAAGTATATTGGATTGGCGAGGTTAATGGAGAGCCTGTACTAAAAGTGGTCAATCCATTGACCTTTGACTTTGATAAAAGTCCCGATGTAGACTACATAGAGGATGGCGAATGGGCAGTGGCTGAATATAGAATGACTCCGACTGAAATTATATCAGAGTTTGGGGATGAACTAAAAGACGATCAGATAGATCGGGTGTACAGTTTTTCGTACAACTATGAAAACAACATGAATTATTTCCAAACAGAGCCAACAGATACGGCTTTTAGTGGAAATACGATTCGTGTGTTGCATTGTACTTGGAAAGCCTTGCGCAAATTAGGCATTTTGACCTATGAGGAAAATGAGCAGACCCTGAAGAAATATGTAAGCGAAAACTATAGGATTGATAAGTCAAGAGGCGATGTGTCAATTAAATGGTTATGGGTTCCCGAAGTACACGAAGGATACCAAATTATGGACGACATTTTTGTAAGGATGCGTCCTGTTCCAAACCAGCACAAAGACATCAACAACATCTACCATTGTAAGTTGCCTTACGTTGGTGCAGTATATGACAATACAAACTCTGTACTCACCTCCTTTATGGATAGGCTTCGTCCTTATCAGTATCTTTATAACATTCTGTGGTATCGAATGGAACTTGCCATTGCACGAGACAAGGGTAAGAAGTTTGCGGTGGACATGAATGCCATTCCGCTTAATCAGAATCTTGACCTACCTAAGTGGCAATACTACATCGAATCTGATAGTATCATCTACCTTAACTCCAAACAAGAGGGGGATAGGTTTAATCCGCAGGGTATTGCTCAGTTTGTCAAGGAGGTAGATATGACAAATACCTCAGACATTGCCCGTTACCAGACCCTGCTGAGTTACATTGACCAACAAGCTGGAGAATCCATCGGAGTAACCAAAACATTGGAAGGTCAAATCCAAGAAAGGGAGGCAGTCAAGAATGTCAACCAAGCCTTAAATCTTACCTCAAATAAATTAGAGGTGTTCTTTAGTAAGAGGGCAAAAGTAAAGCAGAATGTTTTACAGGCTTTGATTGAGTCTGCTAAAGTAGTGTATACGCAAGAAGACCCCGTAGTGTTGTCTTATATCTTAGATGACCACACCTACGCTTATTTAAAAGTCGATCCTGTACTATTGGCTAATTCTTCGTATGGTATCTATGTGAGCAACTCAAGAAAGATTACGGAGATTCGCCAAACTGTAAATGAAATTGCAAAGTTTGGAATGCAGTCCGGTTCAATAGGAATGTCGGATATTATCAACATTATGCGACAGGATTCGCTCATTGAAGCAGAGGAATTATTGAGAAAGTCTGAACGAGAAAAGCAGGAGCAAGAACAGCAAATGCAGCAGCAACAAATTCAGGCGGCTCAAGAAATGGAGCAGCAAAAACATCAGATGGAGATGCAAAGGTTGCAGTTTGAGCGAGAAACTAAACTAATGGAAATTGAGCGCAAGGGTGAGTGGGATTTGAAAAAGCAGATTGTATTCTCGTCCGGGTTTGCGGAGGAGGGAGATTTAAATCAGAACAATATTCCCGACACCTATGAGATTGGAAAGCAGTTATTAGAGGAACGAAAGTTTGAACACCAAAAAGAGGTTGACAAACGTAAATTAGACATCGAAGAAAAGAAAATAGAGCAAAAAAAGGCAGAAAAACAAACGAATAAATAGAATTTATTTACAAATTGAAACTTTTTTTATATAAAAAATTGTTATGAGCAAAGAACAACCAAACACTATCACATGGGATGACGATGATCCGTTAGCAGGATTTCTTATAACGGAAGAAGAAACCCCACAAACTCCGCAAGAGGAGACACAGGAAGAACCGCAAGAGGAACCACAAGAGGAACCTGAAGACAATGAGATTGATACTGAAGATACTCCTACTGCTGAAGTTGAGGAAAATTCGGAAGAAGTTTCAGAAGACGAGGAAGACGAGGAAGAAGAAGTAGGACATAGTGCTGCGGCAAAGATGCTTCATGAACTTGGAATCATTGATTTAAACGATGATGAAGAAGTTGATGATGTAGTGCTGCAAGAAAAGATTGAAGGCAAGATACAGCAAGCGGTATTAGAGCAATTTAACGAAATGGCTAATTCGCTTGATCAGGATTCGTATAAACTTGTCGATTATTTGTTGAAAGGAGGTAGTTGGAAAGACTTTCAATCGCTGCGTCAGCAAAGTGCATCCAAACAATTTACGATGGAAACAGAACAGGACCAACGTAAATTTTTGGAATACTATTATACGCAGATTGAAGGCAAGAGTGCAGCCCGAGTTAAAAGAGAACTTGATTTCCTGGAAGACGAAGGATCGTTGGAAGAAGAAGCCACGGAACTTTATTCCAAGTTAGAAGCTGCCGAAAGCCAACTTATCCAACAGGAGATTGAACAAAAGAAGCAGCAACAACAGCAACAAATACAAGCGGCTCGTGAACGTGAGCAAATGGTTGCAAATCATCTGAAAAAGACAACTGGATATAACGATATCGGATTGTCGGCACGAGATAAAAAATTGATTGAACGGGACATTTTAAAGAAAACGGAATACAACAAGGAGACTAAAAAGTATGAAACAAAACTTACGCAAATGCTCCGAGATGCGTTTTCTGATCCTGATAAATTAATTGCTTTAGACTATGTTTTGCGAAATGACTTTAAGCTTGACATTGTAAAGAAAAAAGGAGCGACAGAGGTCATCTCAAAAACTGAAAAAGATTTACAAAGAAAGACACCGCCACGAAGTAAAAAATCTGGCGCATCAAAAACACAAGTCCCACTTTGGGAACAAATGGATAGAAATCGATAAATTATTTAACTAAAATCAATTAACCAATGGCTTCAGTAGGAATTAAAGACATGGTGATTCGGAAAATGCAATGGCATTCGAATCATACTGAGTTGAACCACTTGGGTCGTGCTTTAGTCGCAAAGCCGGAGATGATGTATGATAATATGCAAAAAATCTTCTCTGCTTATCGCTATAGTGAAAACCCCCTCTCAGTAATCTTAGGTGGCAAATCAGAACTTGTCATCGACAAATCAGAATGGGAATGGATGCTCCGTGGTGCATCTGAACGCCCTGCCTTGATTATGGAAAACACCCTTACGGGTGGCGCAGCAGCAGGTCTGAACAAAACTCAGTTCACCCTGAAATTTGCTGAGAATCGTTTCGTAGCTGGTGATGTAATCTATCCCGGTACGCTTAACAAGAGTTATCAAGTTCGTGTACAAGCAGACCCAACTCGTCATGGAGCTGGATGGCTTTACACAGTAGTTGGAAACTGGGACGACAAAGCAATGTTCATCCCTGCCAAGTATCTTGAGCCTAACACAAAGTGGGTAAAGCTGTTTTCAGTATACGAAGAAGGATCAGAGCAGTCTGGTTCAACTGACTACAGTATGCCAATGCACCTTGCTTCACGCTTGAGCCGTATCCGGAAGCACTACAAAGTAACTGGAGATGCTGCTCGTGAGGTATTGGATGTAACTATGATTGGCGAAGATGGTAACAAGTACAATGGTTGGATTAAGTATGCAG